GAGGTTGGGCTTAATACCTTTGTATCACTTGTTGCCAGATTAGATATTAACAACGAATCACTCAATGTTAATTGTCCTGACTTTGTTTGTGAGGTCGAAGATGTGTTTAGAAAATAACTCGCATCATGTCCGTCAAGAGTATTTGTCCCCTCAGTGTTAATTGTTTTCCCTTGCCCAAATCCGACAAAGGGTACTATCCAAAGTAATAAAAGTAGTTTTCTCATTCTATTGCGTATTTATAAATTAATGACCTTCCGGTAACTGAATTGATTGTTAACTTAATCCCTATATAGATGAAACTATAAGAATAACCTTTAACACTTACAGTAGCTCTAACAACCCCAGCCTCATCAGTGTAATCATTTGTAGTTACATCTAAAGTGTATGGATACCTGGAATCGTCAAACTTATCAAACGCTGTCCCATCATTTGAATTACCTAAACTCAATGTCGCATCGTCTTCATTAAAATTTGAGTAATCAAACTGAATTGACCAGTCCCCATACGAAAAAAACCTCACAAAAACAGTCGTGTCGGCTCCGGTAAGATCAGCCACAACAATACTGTCAGTTTTGTATGTCCTTTGTCCGAAGCTAAGCACCGGGATCAAAAACAGTAAAATTAAAATTAGTTTTTTCATGATATTTATTTATTTTGAGTATGCAATTATGTTAAATTCTTTATTCATGTCATCTGTTGTCACTGAATGAACGTATAATGTCCTGGATTTATATGTCAATGTGCATTTGCTGTCAATCGTTATATCTGTTCTGTACCGTGTTGTTACTTCGTAAGGCTTCCCTTCAATCACTTGTGCATATTCCAACGCCCTCACCCCTGTTAACTCATTTACCGCCGCCCAAATTTTACCAGTTGCTCCCTCTTCTCCTTGTATTGCATAAACCTCAGTCGCTCCACCTATCCCGTCCGTTGTTTCGGTTACTCGTTTTACTGTTAATCGCTTTCTCATTTTCCCTATTCTCATATTGCTATATGTCTAAATGGGTTTAATCTTGTTTTCACATCTTGTGGAATCAATGCAATGCTTGTTTCCTGATAGTCCTCTCTAAATTCATAATTATTCACAATGATTGTTTTCATGCAAGCCACAACCTCCGCAGGACATTGAAATTCTCCCGTTTGTAAATAACCTGCTATGTATCTTACAACAATCGGACTTATATGCTTACTGGATACTCCTGAACTCAAAGGATTGTTAATTGTTAATATATAATCCGTTAATCCTTTTTTGTAGTAACCTTTATTTAAAATAAGCTCAGTTTCCGCTTCTTTAATATCCAGACTTTTAACTGAAGTGATAGACTGGTGAGGGGGATAGGGAAGTTCTAATTCATAAGAACCACTTACCACTTCATCAGTCCATAACTCCAATGTTTTAGTACAAAATGCCCTATTACAGTATTGCTCTGCTGCTACCCTTGCAGAAACGATCAAATCAGTGACAATATCGTCATCGTCTGTATCCCCGGTTTCGATTTTTAGCCACAGTTTAGCTTGCGCCTTACTGATTAGCTCCGTTGCAACATCTGTAATAGTCTTTACTTGTCTCATTTATCCTTTCTGTTTTCAGCTTCTTTGTCAATTTTTTTATCCAGCCTGGGCTTGATTTTGCCGGTTCCTTTTTGCTCTTTACCGGGTTTTGTAACCTTGCCTTGTGCAAGCATACGTTTAGCTCGTATTTTACTCACTTTGATAACCTCACCAGCATACTTTCCGTACTTCGGAACAACCTCTTCGATAAATCTCGATTCATTTTTACTCATAACTTTAAAATATTAGTTTAGAAAATTAGTAGCGGGACTCGGAATCGAACCGAGAGCGAGGGGACATGAGCCCCTTATGTTTCCGTTACAACACCCCGCAATACCTTTTATGCTATCGTTCATAAAATTTAAAAATTATCTTATCAACTTCAAGCGTGTCTGTTACTGTACACGTTCCATCAGTAGCAAGTAATACCCTGAAATATCTGTAAAATTGATCGTTCAACACGGTAACTGCACTGCCTCCTGAAGTATCATTCAACGATACATTCTGAGTGTAAAGTGTCACATCCCCTGTTGCTGCTATCGAGCTATCAATAGAAACTGCATTCCAGTCTTCATTCTCAAATATTTTCCCTTGCAGGTAGTATTCGTAATTTTCGGCATCGGATGTCCCCATTGTTATCTCAATTCTTGCAGCACAAGCAACGGGAACGCTTTTGTTAGTCAAAACCTCAAAATACAAAGAATCTCGATCCACTCCCAATGTATCAGATGAAGTACCTGTATATTCGTAATAACTTACTCCAGGGCGTAATACTTTACTTACGCACGTCTTTGTAGTTTGTGCAAACATTGTCGCACTCATAAGGATTAACCCTAAAAATATCATTAATTTTTTCATTTTCATTTTCCTTTCTTTTTAAGATTAACCTACAACTTCTTCAAGTTCTGTTATACTTGCAGCAAATGTATCATATACAAACGCTGATGTCCTGTATGTCGCTAATGCGAGACGTTCAGTAATAGTCGCAGTTTTCATTCCTTTAATGACTGTTCCATCCTGGTCACAATCATGAATTTTAAGCTGGATTCCTTTTCTTTGGAATAATTGACATCCGAGTTTAAAGTCACCTACAAGATACGTTCCTGCAGTCATTGCAGTCGTTTCAAAGATAGGTACTCCGTCAACATCTGCTTTTCCGTTCAGAACCTTAACCCACGGAAAGATGTAATCTTCATTCGCATCTTTGGTGAGTTTCATATCCCTGATATCGTTCGGGTGCATCACAATAAAATTGCCTTTATATTCGCTTACACGAACCTGGCTAAGTGCAAAAACCAACGCATCAAAGTTATTCGGCTTAGATACTGTTTCGCCACCAGCTGCAAATTCAGCTGCAACAGTCAAAAGTCCATCAACTGAACCTGTTCCGTTCAAAACTTGGTCATCTTCTTCAATAAGAAGTTTGGAAGGCATACGAGCGTTCATATAAGAAGCCAACGCAGGAAAGTCATCAACCATTATCTCAGAAAAGGTTGCATAAGCTGTAATGCTCTCAACTAATGCGGTTTTTTGTTCAATAGTAAATGAAGTCTCTCCATAATCATTGTTTTCTGTTGTCACCCCGCTACCATCCGTATAACCTGATTCTTGTGGGTAAGTTACGGCATTCCCTAAACATGTACCCATCGGGATTATGTCTCTCATATGTTCGGCACGGTCAGGATCGTAAACAATCCCCGGCACCCTATGCGGTGGCTCAATATGAATATAATTTGAAGTATCGTCAGTCAAATCAGCAGAAGTCATATCGGCTTTGGTCTTAAATTCTCCAATATTAATTTCCCTGCCTTTTGAAGAAACCCCTTCAAAATACTTTTCAATATTCTCCCGGTTTGCTTCCATGCTTTTCAGTAAAGCACTCTCAAAGGTTTCTCCTTTGGTCGTTTTATTCTCTCTCAATTTTTTGAGGTCGGTCTCAGCGGTATCCAGCTGAGCCTGTAATGCTGTGAACTTTTCCATTAATGGAGTTAAGTCTGCTTTGATTTCAGTTTTTAAGGATTCAACATCTTCTGACTTGGCAACGCCTTCTGTCAGTCCTTTGTTAGCCGCCTCAATCTTTTCATCAATAGACTTACCCAAAATTTCAAGTTCTTTTTTGAGTTCTTCGTTCATGAATTAATTAATTGTTTTAGTGAATGATTTAATTATCTCTATCGACTTATCATCATTCACAGTGTCCGAAGGCGGCTGTTGGATAAGTGAGTTATAAAATTCTTGTATCTGTTTTAGTTCTATTTCAAATTGTTCAAATGTTTCATCGGTATATGTTCCGCTGTGGAGTGCTTTAGTGAGTTTTGTCATCCGGTCATTTACCTTTTCAAGTAACTCCGGTTTAAACTCGCTCTTTGCCTGAGTTAGGTAATTTGCAGCCCAGGTTACTGATGAATATTCCCATAATTTCAACTCGGTTAACTTCGTGTATTCCTTTTCATCTTCACCGGTATTCATCTTTTTTGAATTAATGACATTAAACCCGATTGACATCTCTGTTATGATTTCATCAATATGCTGCTTTAGTTTGTCTTGTGAATAAGTGTCACTTCCGAATTGAGAAAGTACAATAAGACCCTTTTTAGCCTCTTCCATTTCCAAAGGCTTCCCGATAGGTTCATATGAATTGTGCTGCCACAAATGTTTAATTCTGTTTTTTGGTGATCCCGGACCACGTTCTTCAATAGTCTTTTTGAACGCTCCACGTGGTATCATTTCGTTATCGGAATCAATATTTCCGAAAACTGCAGGCATGACTTTGATTATTCCTTTACTTATGTCAACATCTTCTAATTTGATTGAAACTGATTTCGTGTTGTAATACATGAATTGCAAAGTTATTAAATTTTTAACTAATATCAAATTGGTGCATAATCTACACAACAATGACAATTTATTACTTCCTTCGCTGGCAGGCTCGCATCACCTGGATGTTCACAATCAATTCCGGCTACAATAAAAGGCTTATTCATTGGTACTCTGTTATTAAAGTTAGCCGCTTGCATATGTGTATCCCTTGGGTTTCCTGATCCAAGTAACCAACTTTTAACCAGTTCTATTCCCGCACTT